GGGCTGAGAACCTGGAGCTAGTGGACGACGCTGAAAATGATGCACTTGATGCGGGAACGAGTACAGCTGTGACCGAAGACATCTTGGCCAATGCAAGAGACGGTTCCACCCCGGACATCGGACCATGGGAGATTACCGCCGCTGAAGAGGGGGTCCCGTCTTCCCCGCGTTTCCTATCTAATTTAGGGACATTAATTAACAGGTAACATAACCATGGCGTCAACTACATCTATAGCCAATCGCGCCCTACAACTGTTGGGGGCAAAGCGTGTTACAAGTCTAAGTGAGGACTCCAGGAACGCGAGGTCAATGAACGTTGCATATGAGCCCGTAAGGGACGCACTATTGCAGAAGTACCCGTGGAGTTTCGCGGTTAAAAGGGCAGCCCTCGCAGCGGACGGAGACGCACCCCTGCACGGTAGAGCCCGGTCGTTCACGCTCCCCTCTGACTACATAAGGCTCTTAGACCCGTACCCTGAGGTGAACTATAATGACCGGGATTGGTTTGTAGAGGGGAATGCCATTTATACCAATGAATCTGCTCCGCTCAACATCCGGTACATATCACGGGTAACTGACCCGAATCTAATGCACCCCCTCTTTCGTGAGATGCTATCACACGCCTTAGCGGAGGCTACCTGTGTGGAAATAGCAGAATCCAATACCCGATACCGTGAACTCCGTAGTGCGTTAGTAGCCATTGCGAGAGAGGCCAGAGCCGCAGACGCTTTCATAAAACTGCCCGCAGACTCCTACGTTGACCCATGGGAGACCGCAAGGCTATGACCAGATCCGCACCTTTACAGGGGAGCTTTAGCGGGGGGGAGTTCTCCCCGTTACTGTATGGCAGGGTAGAAGCTGAGCGTTACAAGACGGGCCTAGCTGTTATGAAGAACTACATAGCCGCCCTACAAGGCCCAGCCATCCGGCGACCTGGAACCTATTTTGTAGAGGAGACCAAAGACTCATCCAAGGCTTCTGTTTTGGTGAGGTTTGAGTTCTCAGTGACCCAGGCCTATATCATCGAGTTTGGGGATGGATACTGCCGTTTTTACCGGAACCACGGTCAGATCTCTGACCAAGTCCGAACCGTGACCAACATAACTCAGGCCAACCCCGCCGTAGTTAGCGCCCCTGGACACGTATTCCAGAACGGCATCACTGTGACTCTCGACACGGTTGTGGGCATGACTGAGGTGAACGGGAACTCATATACCGTGGCCAACACGGACCACGCTTCCGGCACTTTTGAGTTGCAAGGAGTGGACAGTACGGCCTACGGGGCGTATGTGTCAGGAGGGACGGCCACAAGAGACGTGGCGGCACCGTATGAGGTAGTGACCCCCTACGTGGAGGCGGATGTACCCAAGCTGAGGTTTACCCAGTCGGCGGATGTTCTATACATCACGCACCCAGACTACGCGCCCCGGACTCTATCTCGTACCGGTCACGCCACCTGGACCCTCAGTACCTTGGTCTTTGAGGATGGGCCGTACCTGATCACTAATAAGACATCTACGACACTAACACCAAGTGCCGCTACTGGGACAGGGATAACCCTCACCGCCTCGGCGGTAACTGGGATAAACGATGATGAGGGGTTTAAAACTACGGATGTCGGGCGCCTGATCCGGATGAAACAGGGCTCTGTGTGGGGGTGGGTCAAGGTGACCGGGTGGACTTCTGCCACAGTGGTCACTGCGGATGTGATGTCAACCCTTACAAGTACTGCAGCCAAATCTACATGGAGGCTTGGTGTCTGGTCAGACACAACCGGTTATCCAGCTGTGTCCACGTTCTACGAAGACCGGTTAGTCTTCGCAGGGGCAAGGGACTACCCCCAGCGCCTGGACGGGAGCAATTCGGGCGATTATGTGAACATGGCGCCATCGGAGACTGGGGGGACTGTCACTAACTCCCATGCAATCAGTTTCACGCTGAACTCTAACACCGTGAACGTGGTCCGGTGGCTGTCTTCCGACGAGAAGGGGCTAGTAGCTGGCACAGCGGGCGGCGAATGGATTATACGTCCTTCGTCGACAGGGGAGGCGCTTTCCCCTACCAATGTCACAGGTAAACAGTCCACATCCCACGGGAGCGCCGATGTCGCAGCGGTATCTATGGGCAAGGCAACCCTTTTTGCACAGAGAGCCGGTAGGAAGGTCAGAGAGCTGAAATACTTCTTTGGCTCCGATGGGTTTGAATCCCCCGATCTCACAGAGCTGGCCGAACACGTCACCTCGGGAGGGGTGGTCCAGTTCGCCCGGCAAGCTGAACCCCGGTCGCTGATATGGGCGTTAAGAGGGGATGGGGTTTTAGCTTGTATGACGTATGAACGGGACGTAGAGTCCCTTCGCGTAGCGTGGTCCCGCCAGATCCTTGGAGGGGCGAGTGACGCGAACGGCGCGGACCCTATCGTGGAAAGTATTGCGTGTATCCCCGCACCAACCGGAGACTACGACGAACTATGGCTTTTGGTGCGGCGATGGGTCAATGGGGCGTCCGTTAGGTACATCGAGTATCTTACTTCTGAGTTTGAAGACATCGATGCCCAGGAGGATGCGTTTTTCGTGGATTGCGGGTTAACGTATGATGGGGCGCCTACTACCACCGTTTCGGGGCTGGGTCACCTGGAGGGGGAGACCGTCGCAATACTCGCAGACGGCGCGGTACGCCCTAATGCTGTAGTTACATCCGGGGCTATAACACTATCCACTGCTGCCAGTAAAATACATGTGGGCTATAATTACAACAGCGACGGGCAACTGTTGAGATTGGATGCAGGGGCAACGGATGGCACTTCACTAGGGAAGTCTCGACGAATGTACTACGTGGGCATGCTGCTACATCGGTCACTGGGGCTACGTACCGGTATGAGTTTTGACGATCTTGATACTTACACCTTCAGAACGTCCAGTGATGAGAGTGGGAACCCGCCTCACCTATTCTCGGGTATGGTTTCCATCCAAGTGGAGGCTGACTACGACTACGACAACCAATTCTGTTGGAGACAGGATCAACCGTTACCTAGTACTATTTTGGCAATATGTCCCCGTATGACGACCCAAAGTTTATGAGGTATCCGATTGGAATTGATCAAGTTTAAAGCAGCCCACTGGGACCAGATGGACGTTCAGGAGTCCACGGCGTACCTGTCCCAGTATATCCCCGCGTCCGCCGTGCAGGGGCTAGAAGGTGACTACAGTTTTACAGGCGTGTCTAATGGGCGCATTATAGGCTTTGCCGGGCTGATCGAGTTCTGGCCTGGTAGGGCGGAGGTGTGGGCGGAGTTCTCCTCGTCTATCACCAAAAACGAATTCGTATCGGTTCACCGTGCAGCTTTGAGACTTCTGGACGTATGCCCCTATATCAGGGTAGAGGCGGTAGTAGACCGGGAATTCAAGGCTGCCAACAGGTGGGCGGTCATGTTGGGGTTTAAAGTGGAGGCTGATCGGCTGGAGGCATACTCCCCTGACGGCCGGGATTGTAGACTCTATGCGAGGGTTAAATCATGATGGCAGTGGCGTTGGTCGGGGCTGCGATATCGGCCTACGGACAAATACAGCAAGGTAGGGCAGCGAGAGCTGCCGCCGAATACCAGTCTAAAGTGGCTCAAAATAACGCTATAGCCGCTCAACGGAAGGCGGCTGAAGATGAGCGTAGGTTCAGGGTGCAAACGTCAAGGCAACTGGGGACTATGAGGGCTGCCTACGGGGCTTCAGGGGTCACACTGGAGGGGAGTCCCCTTGATGTGATCGATGATAGCACTTTCACTGCGGAGTTGGACGCTTTGACCATAAGAGGGGGAGGTCTCCAGGAATCGAACGCATTTCTAGCGGAATCCCGGTTGTCCCGGTTCCAAGGGCGGGCTGCTGAACGTGGGTCCAGACTGAGCGCCGCAGGGACTCTTTTAGGGGGATTCGCCAAGGCGTATGGGATGCGCTCAGACACATCAACCGCTGCCTAACGCGCAGTGAAAGCTTGAACAGGTAAAATGTTATGCCAAATATCCCTATCATAACCCACAGGACAGAGGCCTTAGGCCCGCAAAGGCAGGCTCAAATGTCGGGGTCAGGGGCGGAAGGTCAGGGTCTGGCTATTGCGGGGCAGGGTCTGACTCAAGTAGCAGAGGCCCTGCATGCAGAGGAAGTCCGTAAACAGACCCGTAGTGACGCCATTGGGCGGGTCAGGGCAATTAACGACTATAAGGCCCGGGCTCAGGAGGAATTTACCCTGATCGAGTCTGAAGGGGATCTAACGGACCCAGAGACCGTGAGGGGGTACCACCAGCGGCTACGGGATCTTGCTCAGGAGGTTGTCACCGGGCATAGGGGAACCGCTGATAGCACGGCAGAGTTGACCATGAGGATTGAGGAGGTGCGGGGGCAATGGACACGGGACTCGTATAGAGCCGGGTCCAAGGCTCAAGAGCAGATGATGACCCTGCACAAGGATTCACGACTCAATGAAATATCCAATACCGTGGTGAATGGCGCATCATCCCCCGACGTTATACTATCAGCGCTAACCGACTGGCATAAGGAGATTGACGCCCTATCTAGCGCCCTACCTCAGGGGGTAGAAGATAGCTGGAGAAGGCAGGGGGAATCAGTAATCCTCAAGTCTGCCATTGCCGCCAATATCGATCAGCAGGACTATTCAGCAGCTAAGGTCATACTTGGGAATCCGCAGGCATCCGCAGCCCTTGACCCGGACACCCTGCTCCATTTTAAAACTCAAATCGCTAAAGGCGAATACCAACAGAGTAAAGGGGTGACCGACGGAAACAACGCTATCCTGAAAGCTGAAACCATTCTGGGACGACCGTTACGACCGGAGGAGAGGGCAAGGGTCGCAGGGGTGGCGACATCCCAGGGGGATCTGGCGGGCAGAGTGTCCCAGTTAGAGACCATACTTGGGCGACCCGCCACGGAAGCTGAAATAACGAAAATGGCAGGAGCCCACATCGACAGCGGTGATGACGCGTCTTTTGGCAAGGGTCTACGGGGCCGCGCAATAGCTCACATGATAAAGTTGGCACCGGTGATAGCAAATGGCATGGCTACTGATGAGCAGCGGAACGTGTTCATGAGCTCAGTCATGGAATATACCACGCTCAAAGACCCGGACACAGGGCTAGTGGTCCCAGGGAAAGTGCCTTTACCGGAATACGCAAGTGAGGCGATGGCACGGGCAGGATTGTCACTCCCAGGGGTGGATTTGAACGCTACATATGACCCAGGGGCCACCCCATTGGACGTTCCTCCAGATCCAGGGAAATCGATCTGGGATAGGGCCGAGTTAGTGACGGGTCCGGTTCCAGCCGCAGCGGAGTTTGCAAGGGGTATCCCTGGTGTAGGCGGCATGCTGGATATCGGAGAATTCACCCAAGCCAGAAACTTTGTGCCCATACTTCAGCGGGAGTTGGTGCGTGTGCTCCAGAATAACCCAAGATACGCTGAAGGGGAGCGTAGGGCTATTGAAAAGGAGGTGTCCATAGAGCCCCGAGTACTGGATAACCCCTCAGCGTACAGAGACCGACTTGTCGCCATCGATGAAGCGCTTGCGGTACGGGAGCAAGTGGCATTCAATACCGCCAGGAACCCGAACGTGGGCGCCGCCGAACGCATACAGGCCCGAAACATATTGAACGGGATAATCGGGTTCCGGCAGCAATTAGGAGTGCCCCCAGCGGTTACCACTGAGGCAGAATATAAGAGCCTCCCAGACGGCGCGGCGTTCAGGTGGAACGGGCAACTACTACGTAAGGGTGGGGACCAATCCACTGGGAAGATTGAGAGGGGTACACCTAATGGCTGATACCACCGGATTTGTACCCCCAGAACTCGCTCAACCC